TAAGACCCTGCTGAACAAAAGATACAAAATCCCTGTAAGCATATGTTTTACTGCCTTTAGCTCCTCCAGTAAATACGAACGGTATGAAATGTATACTCAATGGTATACAAGCCATTCTTATTTCTTGCTCGACAGCACCTCCAATACCTGTAGCATCGATAATAACGCGAGCCGCATTAAAATCAACAGCGACGTCCATAATACGACTTCTTTGATAAGGTATATCGTGCCCCCCTGACTTAGGTCCGATTTCTTCCAAATATAATAATCGTGCAATATTGTTGTCAGGTCCTTTTTCAGTCCTCCATACACTAATAACAGTAGAATTAACAGATTTCCCAATGTCAACAGCCACAGTATTATTTGTACCTGTCTCTCCTGATTCGTCAGCGTTTTCGGGGGTAAGTAGTTGGTAGTCATCAAAACACTCTCGTAGTCCGGTTGGTGTAAATACATTAGATATACTCTCCACAAATTCACATTCGTATTCTGTTTTCCAGTGCAGGGAGTCCTCTCCCCATTCTAACATTTTATTCAACATATCTTCTTCATCATATGGTGGACTGTAAGCTTCCCCTTTTATGATGGCATCTTTCCAAGTAAAGTGCAAACGACTGAAAGTATCTGCATACCCCTCATCAAATAAATATCGATACATATGATTCTCCTTACTTTTAGGAGTACCGAGATTGATAAACGGTGCTTTGTTTGCGACTATCGCTGGCTCTACATTATCGATGAACAACTCATCTGATATTAAAGGTGACTCGTCAACTATTAAAAGTGTTGGGTGCTGCCCACGAATAGATTGTCCCTGATTGGAGGGCGCCACCGGCGCCCGACGCAAGATAGTACCGCCTCGCATTTTGATATGCGGTTTGTTATGTAGTTTATAATTATCTACTAAGGAATCTAAAAATGTATTATCTTTAAAATGTCTGTACACATAATTGAAAATCAGGGCGGCTTGGTCCTCTGTGGGAGCTAAAACGAACACAAGGTCTCTGAATCTCTTAAAAAACATAAAAATAACGACTGCAATTGACAATGCCCACGATTTACCACTACCTCTTGGGGCTAATATAGCTAATTTACGGTGTTTTTCAGAATTTCCATCAGGATATGTCAAAGATTGTACAATAATCTTCATTTGTAGTGGTCTAACACGTAAAGGACGTTGTTTTGCATCTAAAAGGTACGTTTCACAGAAAGTTCGCACTAACTTTTCCATTTTCTTAGGATGTTTGCGTATTTCTTCGAAAAACTTCTCTAAATTTTGCGAGTCAAATCTATTCTGACCCGTCAGAGCTGCTTTCATTTCTTTCTGGTTCTTTACTGGTATCATCTTCTTCTAAATCTCCTAGGAAGTTCATAAAATTTTCGGTCTTTTGTTCTACCAATGTAGGTATTTCAATATTAAGAGCGCGGAACTCAGTATGAATATCCTTAACAATTGTGTTGCGTTGTCGCAATAACTCTGTTCGAGCGTCAACATCCCGAATAGATATAAGAATTTCTTGCCAAAGCAAGTCTTCAATAGCAAGATTTCGTGCCAGAAGTATAACAAGTTCTTTATGACGTTCATATTCTCCTTCACCAACACGTTGTCTGAGTCTACTTTCGTACTCTCGAACTGATTCTTCTACCATTTCACTCTGTTAGCCCAATACGCTGCACTCATTTTTCCTTTCTTTATATTTTTAGCGTGACGTGCTTTGAATGATTTACGTCTTGCCTTTTGTCTTGCAGACTCACCTTTCTTAGGTTTGCCTGCTGTTCGTACTCCTTGTTGTCCAAATCTAATAAGTTTAGTTTTAGTCCCTTCTTTAGCAACCACAACGTGTGATTTTTTAGGATGATTAGGAGTTCTTTTAGGTTTATTGTAACCTGATACTCCTGCTCTAGTTAATTTAGGGTCTTTTTTTGCTGGCATTATTTACCTACTTTTTTCATTGCGTTTTTATGGGCCTTTGTGAACGTAGTACCTCTTTTCATAGAGTTTACCATAAATTGCATATGTTTCTTACTGTGATGCACTGAATGTTTCTTTAGTGTGTCTTGTTGTCTCTTTGTTAATTTAGAAACGTCAACACCCTTGACTTTCTTTGCTACCATACTAATATCTCCTTGCGGCTTTCTTCCTAGGCATTTTCTTTTTCATCGGTTTCTTTTTGTATACCATTATCTCGACCCCCTTACTGCTTTTCTAATTTTCTTAGAATATTTAGCCCGGCTACCTACTCCTCCAGCTTTACGTTTCTTACGATTAGTAGCTGCCTTCTGACTTTTTGTTAATCTTGACCTAACTCTTTTTGGTAAATATCGACCTCGTTTAGATTTAGGTTTCTTTCCGTCACCTTTAGTAACATAACCCCAATCTTCGTTTGTCCACTTTTTTAGTGACTTTTGTGATTTTTTCATACGAGAAGACATCACTTTCTCCTTTTTCTCAAAGCTCTAAAATCAGCCCCGGTTATTTTATTGCGAGGTGGTGCTAGACTTGCTATTTTCTTTTGTCTAGGCGTTAGCTCTTTACCGTTTTTATCAACTTTAACCTTTTTACCTGACATCTTATATCTGTGGTTTGGTGTGTGTGGCATTATTTGTATCCTCCACCTTTTGATTTATATTGTTTAGCTAACATTTGAGCTTTTCGAGCAGACCATTGCCCGGGTGCTCCACCTTTACTACCAGCTTTGATTCGTAAGAATAATCTTCTTCTCATACTAGGCATAGTATAGTTACCTGCCTCGTTGACTCTAGATTTACTCTTCTTCTTTGGCGCCATCTAAATCAACTTCATCTTCTAAACAGTTAGCCATCAAGACCTCTAATAATTCGTGAAGTCCTTTGACTTGCTTGCTTAACTCTTCCATTTCGAAATCGTTCATTTTTTACTCTTCTCCTTTTTTGCAGCCTTTTTCTTAGCTGGTGCTTTTGCTTTTGGCTTTGGTTTTTCTTCTACAACTGGTTTTGCTTTGGATTCTAGATTAGCAGCTATCTTACTGTGTAAAACTGGGTCTGTAATCTCTCTTGCGCAGCAAGGCCAGTGATGTACGCGATTTAAGTCTTCTAACGGAGTATCAACTCCGCACATAGTATATTCACATTTGACCATATTAGTCACCATTTTTAATTATGCGATTGTAACATATAAATGTTTCGGTCATTTCTTCATTTGCATTTTATGTTCTTGCTCTTGGTCTTTAGCTTCAATCATTTGTGCTTGCTCTTGAGCTTTTGCATTATAATCTATAACTGACTGTGCTTTCATTTTGTAAAATGCGGTTTTCTCTGCTTGTTCTTGTTTCCAAACATCTAAGGCGTCTTTGATAATTAGAAGGGCTGGCCCACCTAATATAGCTATCAAAGTTGTATACCCTTCAATTTGCTCAAGAACAGAATCGTCTTGCAAACCGCTGTGTATAACGAAACCTGCAAAACCAACCCAGAGTAAAACCAAAGGCACTGCTATCATAAACATAAATATGTCGTTAAACGTTATCCCCTCGCTTGCTGTATCTTTACTCATCTTTTTAGTCCTCCTTTTTGGCTGTTCTTTAATCTCCTTCACTTCTTTTACTTTTTGTTGTGATTTTCTTGGTATCAACTTTAGTAAAAATGTTAAAAGCATCATTACTGCAAATATAATAGATATTGTAGCCATTATCACAGCTAACATCTCTAGTATCACTAACCACGTCATTCCTCCTCCAATACAATATTATTTATTAAGAAATAATCTACATATTCGTAAGTACCGTTTCTTCCCCAGTCTGCATACAAATTGACATACATCATATACCACCCAGTGTATGGTTCAGTAAACCATTCTGGGCCGGATGTAAGATTATACTCATTACCTTCCCAACCTGTGACATTGAAAAAGTAATCGTTCCACATATAACCGTTCCACACGGTTTCGTTGTCTACTACTTTGATATGTCCTACGTCATACCCTACCATCACGGGCAGTGCCTCTTGGTCACAGTCTGTATCAATATCCACAGTGATATTCAAAGTGTTATATTCTCTAGAATAGTTTCCGTATTCTAATCCATCATAAAAATAAGTTGAGTTAGGTGTACAATCGTACTCCTCGTATTCACAAGACCCGTCATCCTCTTCTGCACGGTCATTATAGTTCAATGCGTCGAAATCCATACATCCGTAAACAGTCTCATTCGTTTGTGTTTCATTGTGGGTTCCGTTATCAACTGGTCCACCTAAAAACTGACATCGTCCATTGTCGTGGGTAGCCGCCGAGTTATAGTTGTCGGCTTCTGGATTAGTACATCCGTAGATAACTGGCGGGGGAAATACACAACTGCCGTTGTCAAAGTCTGCATCAGCTTTGTAATTTATTGCAGTAGGGTCTGTGCATCCTCCCTTTATTGCCGGTTCATCCTCGTCACCCCATATATCACTAAACTGACCAAGGTCAACATTACCACTACCAAACATCGCGAGTATAAACACAGTAAGTATTGAACCTATCTTTTGGCCTAGTTTTGTCTCCCCGATTTTATCAGCTGTTTTACCAATCTGTTCGAATACACCTTCCTCTTCGTCAGGTCTAGAAGGGCCACTCAAACCTAAAGCCTCCCTTTCTTCGTCGGAAATAACATTAATTGCACCATAATCATTTTGACCCATACAATTTATTTGCTCAAGAAGATATATAAAGACTTTGTCAATAATAAACTATAGCTCTATTATACATATACTATATAGCATAGATGCTATAAACAATTGCTGGCTATACATATGTTTAGATAACTTTATATAGCTCTGATGCCTAAAACAAATATGACAGAAAAAGAATTCGCACATAATAGCGCATCTTTCACCGTAAATATTGGTGACCAAAATACTGAAGTTGAGGTTGATGATTGGAGTCCGAGTAACCTACCGTTATCGCCTTCGAAAATTAACACCTTCCTTCAGTGCCCCCGAAATTTTTACCATAGGTATATCGAGAAACTACCTGACAAGTTAACGTTACACCTTTTTCGGGGTACCATTGTACACGATATACTTGAACGAATATTCGATGTAGAATACAAATATCCAAGTCAGTGGAGAAACGGGGAGCCCCAAGAATGGGCTATCCTAGAATTTCGCCAACAATGGGAAGCACGTAAAGAAAAAATGCCTTGGTTATTTCAAGACCCAAAGATTGACGCAGATGTAATGGAAAGAGAAACAATTGATTTACTTGTAAACTTTTGTCACCGTATCGAAAAGAAACTGTATGAACTAGTTGACTGGAAAGTCGCTAGGACAAAGGATATGGCGTTGAAACAACTCCGTCCACACTTTGCTGAAATGCGTATACATAACAAAGAATTGTCTATTCGCGGTATTGTAGATGTAGTCGCAAAAGATTTCGAAGATAATATCTCGATTGTAGACTACAAAACTAGTAAAAGGTACGGACATTGGCTCCCCGAAGAATATTACCGCCAGCTTATCATATACGCACTGATGTATTATGAGGAAACCGGC